TCTGCGAGCTCTTCGATTGTAAATCCTAGTCCAGACTCTTCAATCAGTTTTAGGATGCTCTCCTGTATTGGTTTAGCTAGTCGGTAGAAGTTTTCTGCACCTCCTACTTTACGGGCAAAACTAACAATACCATAAGGCGTCATTATGTTCCCCATCGCTCCAGTAATGACCGCTGAAGTAGAGTCCGCAGAAGTGAACGGAAATTGTTCCAGTAGAGGCAAAGCCGTTACACCAAATCCGTGAACCTTAATTTCAGGGTTCGAACTCTTTTTAATAATTTCAAACACTTGGGACATAAATTTCATTCGGTCGTTACTATGAACACCTACAAGACCTCCAAGTCCCATATACTGAACTTTAGATCCGTCTTTATGTCGATGCGCTAAGATCCTTTCTAAATAGACCCAAGGTTCGCCAATGTGAAATACAGGTATGACTTTATCTCTGTCTAAAACTCGGTCGTACATATACAGGTAATTGTTCCAAGATTGTTCACTTGCGTCGATTACCTGTTGCCGTGTTGCGAACTCTCCTTTGTCACCCGGGATCACGTCGAGTGAAGCAATGACTGAAAATCGTCCGTCATTTTCGTTTAGATAATCAATGTAGTCATCTAAATCGATATTGACGTTCCTTGTCCAAGCGCCGTACGCACTTGAGTCGACGAACACTTTGCCAGTAAACTCGGGGTGGTTGTCTGCGTACTCGAACCATAATTTTCCGGTTGTGTTGCGTTCGTATTTTTGAGTGAACAATCGATTAGCGTTATGAGACATTAGGAAGTCTTCTATTCGACTAGCGCAACCTCCGGCGAAATATAAATCAATGCTCATTCAAAAGGTACCTTTCTGTTCTCGTACTTAGTAACCAGCTTCACTGCTAGTGTTGTAAATGGAAGGATGACAAGCTCATATCCTGTCTTAATTGCTACTTGGCTAATAGTCATTATGATTAGCGTTTGGACAGGCATTAGACCCCAAAATGCGAGCGGTAGGAAGACAAGGCTATCCACTAGCTCCCCCATAAGACTAGAGAAGATCGCACGAGCTCCAAACCCTTTAATTGAGTCAGGGTATTTACGTTTCATTTTAGCGAAAATTCGGTCATTTACGAAGTCACCTATAACAAACGCAAGTAGGGAAGCTACAAGTACGCGAGGGGTACTTCCTAACACGGTTTGGAACGCTTCCTGATTTTGCCAGTATTCAGGCGCCGGGCTCTGGATAACGGCACTAAAAACAAGCGTGGCAAAGAGGTTAGCTGCGAAACCAAAGTAGCACGTTAAACGGCTCCAGCGGTATCCGTAAACCTCGGACACAAGGTCGGATAAAATATATGTAATAGGGAAAATGAACACGGCTCCCGTCATTGTAATGTTGAACGGAAGAAGTACCTGTTTACTTGTAATAATGTTACTTACAACCAAAGCAACTACAAAGAGCAAAGTAAGAACTAATTGAAGTTCACTGACGAGTCGTTTACGTTTATATGTTTTTAGCATGTTCATCTCCCTTATTTTTTAATCAACTGAAGCAATTCAGCCCGCGCCGAAGCGTTTTCTTTGAATAGTCCACGCATTGTCGAAGTGACCGTAGTCGCCCCGTGCTTCTTAATCCCACGTCCACTCATACAAGTATGTTCGGCTTCTACAATAACGGCAACCGCTTGAGGGTTCAACACTTCCTGGATAGCGTCAGCGATTTCTTGTGTCAAGCGTTCTTGGACTTGTAGGCGTTTAGCGTAGCCCTCTACAACTCGACCGAACTTAGATAGTCCAGTGATCTTATCGCTAGGAATGTAGGCGATATGAACCTTACCGACGAACGGCGCCAAGTGATGTTCGCAAAGGGAGTTGAACGGAATATCCTTAACAAGAACAAGATCCTGATGGTCTACGTCAAAGGTCTTTTCTAAATGTAGTTTAGGATCTTCTCTGTACCCTACGGTATGTTCAGCGAGTGCTTTTACAAAACGGAACGGAGTATCTTGTAGTCCGTCACGTTCTACATCCTCCCCTAATAGTCCAAACAGTCCTTGGATAGCCGATTCTGCGTTGTCCAGGATAACGATTTCATTCGATTTAAGGGAAGAGAACGCATGCTCTCGTCCTAGCACATTACCAATCTTATCTAATTGTTCAATTTTCATTTTACACTCCTCTTTTATTATCATATACCAATGTATGTAGCTGCGGCAAAGGTCTTACGTTATTGAACGCAGGATCCTGATAAACTTTGTCCCATAACCATCCTAGCTTTTCTAGTAGCCGACCGCTGATACTTCCTTCTTCGTAAGCATTTGCGTTACCAACTGAAAGATAGTTCACTGGACGTAGCTTGTCCTTAAAAGTTTCGAACATATTACGAGCATAAGCTAAATCTGTATCATCGAAGATTACGATCTTAAATGACCAGTCTAGTCCTTCCTCGTTCAGTCTGTCCACAATAGCCTCTAGGATTTTCATATTAGTACGCATACCACTTGATGGTGGTTTTGGACTAATAGTGATATCACTGACGTATTTGAACCACTCTTGGAACCTTGTTCCTTGCGTCTCTAGTCCAAACTTGAACCCCTTTTCGTGTAAGATATCAATCATACGAGCCATAGGTTCGTTCAGTAGTGCAGGGTTCCCACCTGTAAGCGTAACGTGATTACAGATTTGTTCCCCCTTATCGTTGAAGGCAAGTTTTAAAATTCGGTTCGCTGCTTCTTCTCCTGTAATGTATTCAGGTTCAGTAGTACCGTTCCAAGTGAACGCAGAATCGCACCAGTTGCAATGGTAGTCACATCCACCAGTTCGAATGAAAATTGTCTTTTGACCTATAACCATTCCTTCGCCTTGGATTGTAGGCCCGAAGACTTCCATCACAGGCATTTTTTCAGGATCGCGGACATTGATTCTAATCTTACCTCGTTCGGGTTGATTGTACTGATTAGGCATTATCCTGCTCCTTGTCTAAAATGTCTTGGACGGTAATAACTTCGTCCTTGTCAATGAACGTTACATTTTTATAGAGCGCGATTTCTTCCTCAGTGAAGATTTCGTAGTAGGTACACTCTGCGCAACCTGTTGGCGTCTCCCATAGTTTGATGGAGTCAATACGAGCATACTTCCACATGAGCTGCGTAAGTGTCCAAGTAAGGAAGCGGGACATATTTTCAGCGGTCGTTCTAAATCCAAAAAGAACTCGCTTAGTGTCCACAGCATTAGCTAAGGCGATTGGTTCATTTCCTTGTAGCAAGGTAGCGTGATCCAAACGGTCAATGAACTTACCTGCAACTTGTTTGACATGGTAGAAGTCAACGACCATTCCCTGACTTGAACCTTCTGGGATATTTTCCCCGGCTAAAGAAATTTCGACCTTGTAGGTATGTCCATGCAAGTTGGCGCACTTACCAAAGTGACCGACAAGTTGATGCGCTGCGTCAAAAGATAATGTTTTAGATACTTTCATTTTTCAAATCTCCCTTACTTCATATTCAATAGGATCTTCAATACCGTTGATTTTAAATGCGTTCAAACGGTCAATACATGTAGCACAAAGACCACAAGCCTTTTCGTGTCCCTCGTAACATGATCGAGTTAGTCCGTAAGGAGCCTCAACTTTTAGTCCAGCGGCTACGACTTGCGCTTTATTAAAGTTCAATAATGGAGCTAAAAGATGAACCTTGTGTCCTGTTCCTTGATAGATAGCTTCATCCATTGCTTCGTAAAACGCTGGCGTACAATCTGGGTAAGCCGAACCCGCAGCGTCATCACTATGAGCACCGTACCAAACTTCATCGGCTCCGCGACTGTACGCCAGCGCAGCGGCTTGTGATAACATAAGTCCATTTCTAAAAGGTACATAGGTATCGACAGTTCCTTCGCCATTTTCTTCGATAATCTCAGCGTAAGACTTATGGGAAATTTCTCCGTTACCCTGTAGCAAAGTAGAGTTCGAACCTTTGAAGATCTCAGGCGATACTGAGGCTTCGACAAGTTCTACATCTAAGAACTTCGCGACGTTGCGTGCGTTGTCTAATTCATTAGCATGCTTCTGTCCGTACAGAAAGGTCAATGCGGTTACATTGTGCGCTCCGTACCGGGCGACCGCTAGTGATAGACAGGTAGTGGAGTCAACTCCTCCACTTAATAAAACCACTTTTTTCATGGTGTCCTCCGTTTATTTTTATTCATAGAGGTCAAACGAGTGTAAAATCTCTATACTTTATTATACACCAAATTTCGCCATTTTGTTTACCACTGATTCAATAAAAAATAAGGACAAGTCTGTCCTTACTCAAAATAGTGATCATAGATTTGTCCGGCGATACCTTGTAGGATCAACTGAACAAGGACTTGACCTAATACGGCTTGGAAGTATAGATCCCACGGAACGGTATTGACACCTAATGGACTTAGTCCAAGGAATACCCAAATCCCTACGTCAATGACGGAACCCATCATCGAACTTAATGAACGTCGAACGCCGAATGTATATAGGATCTTAGTAACGTACTGACCAGCTACGAACGCAACTCCACTAGCTAGCACAAGCATGAGCGTATAGTTCAAAGAGATACATAGTAACGCAGTAAGGAACAATAGGATCCAAATCATTTTCCCGGATACCTTAGGACCGTAATGGTCTTGGATAAGTGTAATCAGTAGGAACGAAAATCCCATTAGCCAACTTGACGGCGGTACAGTAAGAGGTCCAATGTTCAATGGTAAGAACCAAACGGTAACAAGCGTACCGAAGATTCCTACTAATAGATATAAGATTGTGTAAATGTTTAAGAATTTTTTCATTAGAATAATTTCCTTTGCTTTTTATTTTGTAAATCGTTCAGTTCTCCCGTAAGTCGTGCAAGTTGTTGACCAGGCTTTAGTCCTAAAAGTGGAGCCTGCTTTTGACCTACAAAGTAACTGTCGACAGGTTTGTAATAATGCTGATTACCTAAAAAGACAATGTTCTCAGTTTTGTCAAAGGATTGAAGTTGTTCAGTCACCATTTGACTCCACTCTTTAAAGAAATCGTCTTCCCGTAGTGGTACCATTTTATCATAAGGTTCAATGACTAAGTCTGCTGGAATAATTCCATACTTAGCGCTCAATATATATATATCAGCGTTTGGATAGAAAACTTGAACATACTTCAATTTCTGTCGAAATAGGATACCGATGTAAATGTCAATAGCTTTAGCCGGGACAAGTTTCTTACTCTTACCGCACGACAAGATAGCAATCATAGTTCAATCTCCTGTCCGTACCAACGGTCAACGATACTTGGGTCACATTTCATAGGCAAGCTAATAATATCCTTAGCGGCTTCAATCATAACTTCCGTCAATCGCTGCGCTCCTCGTTTTGCGTTCTCCTTAGGTACCTCACCTAATAGTTCATCGTGTACTGGAATCATTAAATGGAAGCCAAGTTCTTTCAGTTCAGGATCATTGTGAACTTTAATCATTGCGTACTTAGTCATGTCCGCTGCGGTTCCTTGGATAACGGAGTTTAAACATTGACGCTCAGCGTCGGCTATCTTACCGCCGTTATCGTGGATTTTAATACCTTCTTCCAATGCACGTGATTTAATCTCGTTACGCTTTTTGAACCCCCAAGCTCTATCCAACTCCGCCCAATATTGCTCAATGATGTACTCAGGCACTTCCGTAGATCCTTCAGCGTCTCCGTCGAAGTCTAGCGGGTCGAAGTTTTCGTTCTTACTTGCGTCTATATACTCGAACGTATACTGAGGCAAGCTCATGTCAGGGAGTCTTCTGCGTCGACCTGTAGCGGTCTCCGTGTAGCCATAATCGATAGCATGTTGTTGAACGAATACAATGTAATCGGCTACTTTAGGAAATTGCTTGAAGAAGTCTTCCATAACTTTAGAGGCTTCTTTGACGCTCACGTTCATTTGTTCGGCGATACTCGCCGCACCACGTCCGTACATCAAACCTAAAAGAACGGACTTGACGTTGTTACGGCGCTTCTTACCTTCTGGGTTTGTGGAGCCGTCAGGGTTAAACTCCAAGCAATTTTCATATTCAGTATGATACAATTTCGAACCAATTACGGCATACAAGTCCAAGTTCTGTTCATAAGCGTGGATCATGTTTTCATCTCCACTTAACTCGGCAAGTGAACGAGGTTCCTGTTGAGAATAGTCACTACCGATGATATAGTGTCCAGGACTTGCGGCAAAGATTTGTCGAACGACTGCTCCCTCCCCACGTGATGGGATATTCTGTAAGTTAGGTCCTTCACTGGACATACGTCCCGTCTTAGCGCCGTACTGTTTGAAATTAGTGTGAACACGATTGTCAGGCTTAGCGAGATACTCGTCTAATGTCATGTACGTCGATACCAATTTTGCGTACTTGCGATACTGGAGCAAGGCTTTAGCGATAGGAATATCCCATGCTTTAACAATGTCGACCCCTGTTCCTCGAGGACTTCGATCGTCGTTACTCTTTAGACCTAAAATGTCGTAGAACAGGATCGCCAGCTGCGTGCTACTGGAGATCGAAACAGTCACTTCCCCTTTACCGTTCAGCGTTAGCTTTTGGTATTGTTGGAAGTTAATAGTGCGAAGATCTTCAATTTCCGGAGCGTACTTAGCTACCTCATAATTGAACAACTCTTCGGCTTCCTCCATCTTTTGTTCGAACTCAGCTTTAATTTCCGCGAGCTTTTCCTCGTCCAAGGCTACACCATAGGACTCCATGTCGAACAAAACCTTAATGAGTGGAAGTTCGATGTTTTGATAGACTTCACTGACTCGTTCTAAATTACATGACTTACATTCTTCGGTTCCTGGAGTAAGATATAGCTCTTGGAACTTGTAAAGCTCGTAAGTCTGTAGAGGGTCAAAAGCTGCGTACATATAAGCGACGTCAGGTGGGATCAAACTAAAAGGTATTCCTTTGAACAAGTCATTGAACTTAGCGACTTCGGCGTTCTCGTCCTCTTTGACGTACTTAGCATGAAGCAATTTCAGTGAGTGAGGTTCGTTTTCGTTCAGTAAGTTGGATGCGATGTAGGTGTCCCATAACGGATCCGGCATGCGAATACCTAATTGCCAGAAAATGCTATTGATATCGAACTTACCTAAATGGTACACGAACTGAACTCCACATTCAATCATCTCCTCAATGAACTCTTTCATTAGCTTTGGATCAATTTGATCTCGTATACGCTGCTTCGTTAAGTTGCTTCGATGGTTCAGTGGAACGTAAATGGATTTTTCTCCCTCAGTATATAGACAGACACCTACAAGGTCTTCATGGATTGGATCCTTACCGTTCGTCTCCACGTCCAAGGCTACAATACCATTTTCAATACATGCTCCTATATAGTCATCTAATCGATCTTCGTCCGTAACTAGCTCTAATCTAGGAAGTACATCTTTCAATATTCGTTTTGACATTTTGCGCGCTCGTGTGATTGCGTCTGTCAAAGCGTCCCCACTAATGTAAGTTAGTTCGACTGAATCCTTTCGGTTGCGCTTTTGGGATAAGATCTTTTGATCTCCTTTTCGACCTTCCCGTAAACGTACACCGAACAGACCTTTTTGCGCCATATATTTTCCTTTCTTTGTAATTAAAAAGGAAGCTACTGCTTCCTAGTTGTTAGAATCGACCGCCTCTGGTTCGAGGACCACTAGCAGTCGAAGGACCTCGACGTGTTACCGCAGGACGGCTATCCTGTCGACTGGAACCTGTGTCCCTACTTGAACCTCTACGAGGTGTTGGATTGTTCGAACGTCCATTTGAACGTCCTCCTCGTCCATTTGAACGTCCTCGGTTATTGTCGTCTAAAGTAAATTTACCGTCAACGACATCCCACATTTGATCTTCATTTAGATCTAAAATAAGGGTACCAAGTAGTTCACTTTTTTCTGGGAAATCATCCAAAGTAGCTTCCGGATCTGGATCTTCAGGGAAGAACTCGTAGGTAGTACGTTGATCACCCTTTTTACCACTTCGAACAATTTCGAACGGTTGTCCTACAAGAGGTCCGTATTTATTGATAAGCGTTACAATCTTAGAAACATAGCTACGACCTCTATCCCATGTTTCAACTTGATCCGTGTTCCCGTTATAAAGTTGCAAGAACAGTTTTTCGATCCGTGGATATCCTTCTTGGCAAAGTGGACAATCCTCAGGATGAAGGCTCTCACCATCTTCACTGATTGCATTACAGTTAATATAGCGACGACGTCCGTCGACTTCTGCTTCATGGACTACAAAATAATCCATATCCTCGCCGTCTTCGTCCTCATAAAGGAACGTAACGACTGCAGAATCTCTATCATCTGCTAAACTGAAAAATCCATTGGCCGTTCCGGAACTGAATGATCCAGACTGGCTAATATTAACTCGACCCATATTCGGTCCTCCTTAAAAAGTGTTTAAAGTGTTATAAGGTTTAAAGTGTTTTAAGTTTTCCTTATACCTTAATATACACCAAAAAGGTGCATTTGGTAAACCTCTCTATAAAAAATTATCCAATTTTTTAGCGAGCGATGTTTTTATAGCACGAACGGAAGCTCGTGTTACGCCGATTTCTCTAGCTACTTCAGCGTCTGTCATTATCGAACCATTTTTAACAATGCACTCGATGTAGGCATACTGATTATCCGTCAAAGGCAAAGTAGGTAGAGAATTAGCAATGTCAATAGCTGACCAATCTTCGTTCACTGCGTGGTTATAGAAGGCACTAAAATTATCCTCTTCCTCGTTAGGAGTACCGCTCTCCCATTGCACGTCCAAGAACCAATCTCTTTGCACAGAAGTAACCTTTAAAGCTCTGTACTCATTGCGCATTGTATTGTTCATTAGACGAGTAACATAGGTCGCAAAATTTGCTCCGGAAGTAGGATTAAAAGTATTTAAGGCTCTGTCCAAGGTAGTCCATACAAAGCTATCCACGTCTTGTCGCGAAAAGCTAAAATATTTCTGTCCTATCTTGTGTAGCATGCCTGAGTAACGTCGGTACATAATCGCCAAAGCTCCATTAGGATCCACGGCATACAAAGAAAGACAATCACTGTCCGGGACAAAGCCTACGCATTCGACAGTATCGTTGACGAACTTGCTAGCTATTCTATTTGTAAGGTTGTTCATTGTTTATTCTCCTACAAGAATTTTGTTTTGTTTATAGTTCTATTATATATTATCGTGTAATAAATTACAAGACTAAATCATCGAAATTTATTAAATTTGGATAGTCGTTGATGTCCCACTTGTTTTCCCAAAACTCTTGCGGGTAGTTCAAAAAGTAAACAACCTTGCTATTTCGAAGTCTGTTCCGTATTTTCCTCGCTGCGGTCTCTCCTGGATTGTCAGGGTCTAGTGCTAATACGATAGTTCGAAAAGGCATTTTCTTTAGAAGTTCGAACTGATTACCTCCTCCAACTCCCATCAGCGCTACCGCAGGGATCCCAAGCGTCCAAAGTGTCAAACAGTTGATAGCAGATTCAGTGACGTATAATTTCGAACTATCTTTGAACCGGTCTCTATATTTCAGTACCTCGTAAGCGCCGTAAAGAAATTCAGTTTTTGGGTCACTCTCCCTGTACTGGTGAAATTTCTGTCCTACGCTACGTCGGTTGAAGAAGACTGTATTTCCTTCCATATCTCTAACGGGCATAGTGATACAATCGTTCAACTTATCGTAGCCAATATCAAAAAGTTCGATAATCTCGTCCGTCAGTTTACGTTCATACATGTACGGATGAACCCATCGGTATTTTTCTAGTTCCTCCTCCGGGATAATGTCATAAGACCTTTTATTAGGTACGGCCTTACGATTGAAGCCTAAATCTAATAAAGGTCTTACTTGTTCTTCTCCGGAAGCAAAATTGCGTTTGAGCCATTGGTTCCCGTAAAAGCCTCCGTCACTTTTATTAAATAAGTCACTAATGAACTCGTTCAGTTTTCCCGTGTAGCCGCAAGTAAAGCAGTGAACGGTACCTGCTTCAATAACACGTCCACCGGAGTAGGCTACGTCCCTGCTCATACCGCAGGACGGATGACGCTCCATCCCATTTCCGTGAAATGGACAAGAGAATTGCATGTTCGAACCTAAGCTCT